GAGTACGTGAAACGATCAAGACCTAGACTTGTGATAACAGACAATTATCGCGTTCACTATGGCGAAACACTTGCAAGAGAAATTCGAAAACGTCTGGGGATCCAAGCGGTAGCCCAACCAAGAAATGGGCTTTTCACTTAATTCTCAAAACCGTTACTATACTTCGTTTCCATAAAATGGTTGTGTTTTAAGCCGGAAAGCAGACGACCCCCCTCCCCCCTACCTTTTTCTGCACAAGGTCTTGCGGCGAGGTCCTTGATTGTGCCCGAGTGGAGTCTTTTGCAAAGCTTCTTTTTGATTTTGAATGTTGACTCACCGCTTTTTTCACTGAAGTTGATACCTATGCAGAAAGGGACCTTTCTTCGCAGTCATGAATATCCTCGGTTTCAGCACCGTGCTAAATATCTGATTCCTTCTCGCTATATCAGTAGAATCTCGCCGCCATCGAGTGGTCTTGGGTCTGGTTATTTTTGGTTCACAAACGAAGGCAAGAAAGCCTGTTGAAGAGACACATTCGTCGTCTTATATTGGACAACAGTCGCTACGATCGAGAACGTGCTGAACATGTCTCACTTGTTTCTCGAATTGAGCTATTAGATCTTGTTCAGCAGAACTCAGATCTTAGTGTCTTTCCAGATGTCATGAAAGGAGAAATATTGATAGACTCACGCGGTCGAGGTTCATTTCAGACATTGCAGAAGGGAGAAGACTGATTGAATTTGGATACAACATCACGAGAGGGTGCAATTCTTGGTCGTTTAACTGCGTGTCGCAGGGAACTGAAAAGGAAACTGGACACGCAACGCATTCGTTATGAAATAGTGAAAAAGCTGCAAGGTATCTTCAACGATGCCTATTTGCTGGCAAAAAAAGGGAAGGATACCAAAGAGGGGGAAAAGTGGGCTCGCGTCGCTGCATACGCGGCTCAGACGATCGACGGACTTTGCTCAAAGTTTGATGAAAGACAGCTCGACGAAGACCTGATTACAGTTGAGAGGCTGATGAATGAAGCAAAGGCAAAGAGCGAAGACGAAACGATTGAAAAGGGAAATGGCTGAACGCAGAAGCCTCCCAAGTCTGCCGATGGACAAGTGTGAGTTTTTTCAGAATGTTCTCAGGATCAAACCCTTTCCTTACCAAGCCGATTTTTTGAGCGATCCAGCTCCGCTCAAGGTTCTACGATGGCCCCGTAGGGCTGGAAAGACCATGATGATGTCTGGTGACGATCTTTTCTATTCAATGCACTGTCCAAATTCTAAGATTATTGTAACGATGCCGAAATTTCAGCAGATCAATGAAATCTACTTTCAAGCCTTTCACGAACACTTGGGTCGGATGAAGAGCGACTTATATGATGCCTATGTTCAATCTGAGTTGCAAACGATAATACGTTTCAACAACGGAGCGATTATTTTGGCCGAAACGCCGCAACCTTGTACTGTTCGAGGTCACGGTCCAAATAAGATCAGCATCGATGAAATGAATTTCATCCGTCAAGACGAGGATTTGTGGCTTAGCGCGCTTTTGCCGATGACGTTGACGCAGACTGTTCAGATCAACGTCGCGAGCACGCCCTGGAACAAAGACAGCGTCTATTACAAGATGTGCTATGACAAGAGTTTCAGGATTTTCAGCGGCAACATCTTCGAGCACGATCCTCCCAGGTACTTCTTAACTTGGAAAGACGTGTTGAAGCCAAACGGACCTTTAGACCCGTACCAAGTTGAAGTGATGCGGGAACAATACGCAGGAGATCCTTGGCGTTGGAAGCGTGAGATGGAAAGCAGCTTCGTCGACGACGAGACGTCATTCCTGCCTAGCAGTCTCATAATCAAATGTCAGAACGCGGAGCTTCAGTTTGCTAAGTTTGAAGACAGTCTCCAGGGCGATTTCTTTCTTGGCTGGGACCTTGGGCGCGAGCGGGATCATAATGCCGTCTCAATAATCCAGAAAGAGGCTGATGTATGCCGCTCGGTACTCTGCAACAAGTTTCCTCTTGGAACGCCTTACGTGACTGTGATGGCTTACATCAAGTCTCTATGTGACCGTTGGAAAATGGTGAGAGCTGTCTATTACGATCACACGGGCACGAAGGGTATGGATGAAGAGATAAACAAGGCTGGCTTCCCTGGTATCTTCGGCGTCGATTTTACGCCTCCGACGAAGCATGGCATGGCTATGACGTTGAAAGAGTTAATGATGTCAAGCCGGGCATCTGACAAGAATTTGCCTCTTCAAGATGGGCGGCGCCGGTTTGAGTTGCCGTTTGACCAGGATTTCCAGGCAGAGCTTAACGTCGTCCAATGGGAGCAGCGTCCTGGCAGCGAATTATACAGTTTCAGTCACCCGGAAGGTTCGCATGATGACCGGTTCTGGGCTACGTGCCTGGCCGTCTATGCAGCTTCAAAGATGATTGTCCGAAGAGGGTCCGTGGACTTCGGCACTGTCGGCGAAAAGTAATGTTTGGTCGAAAAAAGAAGACTGAGCCTCAAATTCGTACGGGGCGCGTCGATATTGAAGGGAAAGGTAGCGGTGCGTACCTGGTGGCCAGCACTGAGACGGGAGCCACGGTTGCTCAGTCAAGGATTCGAGGAAGGCTTCAAGAAGCCAAGTTGATTGAGGCGACCGTGAATCCGGCTACCGCTGTGAAAGTTCCTGTTGGCGCCGTAAGCGGTTATGAGTACCCGGAAGACTTCAACGATTTCCAAGACTACCTGGACGCGTACAATTACATTCCGTTCGTCGCTCGTGCTATCGACATCAAACAGTTTATGACTTGGCAGATGGGCTACGACCTAGAATCTGAAGACGAAGCCAGCAAGAAAGCGATCACTCAGTTTTTGACGAAGATCCAGGCGGACACTGTTATTCGAGACGGCAACCTTTTCGCTCTTCTCTTCGGGAATATGTACTGGAACATTCAGAAAGACGAGAAAGAGTATTTGCGCCCGCTAAACCCGATGGGTATGGGTTTGAAGCTTGACTCGAAATCTGTTATCACTGAGTACCGTTATGAAGTCAAGATGGGGAAAATCGAGCGGTTCAAGCCTGATGAGATTCTTCATTTAAAGATTCATGCCGAGCCCTGGAACAAGTTTGGCGTCAGCACTCTTCGAAGAGTCCTTCCGACTGTGAAAGCTCTCCTCTTCATGGAGGAAAAGCTCCCATGGATTGCCCGACGTCGTGCAGACCCGTTGTTACTTCTGAATATTGGAACGAAAGACGCGCAAGTCGATGATGAAAGTTACAAACGGATCAAGAATGACATAGTGAATCGGAAGCCGGGCGAGGACATTTTCAATCAGAACCAGATCATTGAGTCTGTCCAAGAGATTTATCAGAGTGCGAGTGTCGGAGGCCGCCAGACTGTTGAGCCGATTATCGCTCATTTCGTAAGGAATCTTGTCGCAGGCCTCGGCGTTCCTGAGCCAGCTTTGGGGTTTGGTGGGACGACGACGATGGCGACGGCTGACTACCAGGAGAGGATCCTGCAGAGCGAGATCCGGGATTATCAACGCGGTCTGAAGCGTCTTCACGAGTCTGTGATTTTCCCTCTGGAGAAGACCTCGAAGCCGGTAAAGCTTGTCTGGAGACCCTTGACTGAGGAGGATAAGGCTACTTTGAGCAAGATGTTGCAGGGCGAAGTTGAGCATGCGATCGTTTCGCCAGGGTTTGCGAGTAAGCGGCTGGGTTATCCTGATGACGCTCGGAAGGGCGTTGTGATTGACAGTAGACTCGTTCCAACAACGATAGCGAATGAGGCTGCTGCAGAACGTAAGAAGCGGGTTGAAGTCTATGAGAAACTCGCAAAGAGCCTTGACAAAGACGGTTCTCCTCCTGGACCTACTAGCTGAGTCTAGTCTCAGCTTCATGTACGTGGCGATCACTGACGATGCGACCTGCCAGGCTTGTTTGAAGCATGACAAGCAGATCATGAGTGATGAGGACGCGGAAAGAGAGTTTCCGTATTTGTTGAAGGGTCCTAATGATTGGGTTTGGTACCCGAATGTGCATCCTCACTGTCGTTGCCTGCTAATCTTGTTCGGAAGTGCATAGATGCCGAGACACTCAGACTTTCAGAAAATCTACAATGCCTTCATGTGGCGGTACTGTCAAGACCACAAGGAATGCGACGTCGGAAAACAGTACTATTACGGCTGGCTCAAAAACATAGGGTTAGACGATACGAAGCCGTATCAGCAGCCACAAGAACGGTTCAGCTGGATCGAGCCTTACTTCAAATATCTGAAGGAAGATGAACTTGCGAAATACTTCAAGTGTGAGGCGCTTTTCCCGCTTACCAGCATGAACAGCAACATCTACACAGAAGACGAGCTACTCAGAGGAACAAGAACTCTCATCGGTAAGACGCCAAACTGGAACCATACGCGTGAGATGGCGCCGGAAGTGCAAGTTTACGATGCTGAGTACGAAGGCAGCTGCGCTGAGTGTCTATTAAGAGTACTCAAAGGCTCGAAGGCACTCCAGGAGATCGAGACCGGCAACGTCGTCCACGTAAGCGTTGAGATTAATTGTCTTCGCGGTTCTGAGTGGACGCCAGAAGGTTCGACATGTGCAGGTCTAGTTTTCACAGGCCTTGCCCTCCTTACGAAGGATGTTCTTCCTGGTGTGCCGTTGACTCGTATTATGCCGGTTGAGAAACTGGTTGAATCCTTCACAGTCACAGATGTGACCCAAATGAGTGATCCAAACAATCCGAATCTGCCTCCAAGCAACCTGCCTCCTCCAGGAACGAACCCTCCGCCTCCGGGGCCGCAAGAAGCTGAATGGACCGCAGCGTACATCAATGACCTTCCAGACTCAAGTTTCGCTGTGATCGAGCCTGCATACCCGGAGAAGACCCAGGATAAGAGATGTCGCCATCTACCGTACAAGGACAAAGACGGAACTGTGGATCTCCCGCACCTACGTAATCCTCTCGCTAGAATGAATCAGATCGACCCGGTGACAGACAGTATCTCGGCTGCGGATCTCCGGGCTAAGGCTCAGACAGTCTTGATTGCCGCTGCCAAAGGTGCCGGTGTCGGAGACTACGAAGTGAAAGAGAAACTTGCTCACATAGAGACTAGACTCGATGCTTTCAGGGCGCAACTTGAGGAATTGAAGAAGCCGAAGGAAGAACCGCCGAAACAAGAGCCTAAGAAAGAACCATGCAAATGCGTTCTCACGAAAGAAGGGTTCTGGGCACGTTTTCACCAGTTACGGCAGGAAGGCGCGAGCAAGAGCGAAGCTTTCAGGCTTGTGAGCCTGGAAGTTATTGAAGCTGCAAGTAAGAAATCGCAGTCCTAGGTTTTCAGTGTTCAGTTTCCGGTAGGCTGGCCTTCCGACTCTCCTGGGAGATCCCAAGGGGCGAAATGTGGCCATAAACGGTTTGGAGGAATAGAATGGACGACAAGCAGATTCAAGAATCTTTCAAGACGATAGACGACAGGATCGGGAAGGTTCTCGATACACTCGTTTCCAAAGAAGACCTATCGCCATATTTCCATTTGACGGCACGTGAAATCTTTGCTGCGCAGAGGAAGCGAAGTCTCGTTGAGAAACTGAGAGGTTTCAATGATAGCGACGCTGCGAAGATGACAGTGAAAGAGTTGCTGTCAACCACGGGCAACATCGCGCTCCCAACGACCGTGCAGGCTAGGGCTCTCCTAGAACTCAACAACTGGTCAGATCTTCGAGAGATCTGCATGGGTGTTGATGTTCCGAAGGGCGGGGGAAAAACCATTGATACTCAGGTCCTAACGCAGCCAGCTTACTCAGATTGGACAGAAGGCTCAGCTCTCGCCGCCGCTGACCCAACAGTTGCGAAAAGAACCGTGACACTCGCATCGTTCGGCAAGGTAACTCAGATTTCTGATTTGCTCGCAAACACTTCTGCC